TCATCGCCGCCCGCCATCACGCACAGCTTCCGACCCGGCATGGCGGATCAGAACGTCGTTGCCGGGAATATGCGGACAGCCGCGGAAACGGGCAAAATTGGCAAACTTTTCACGGCAGGTCTCTGCGCGGCCATCGCACCCGGCCACAATTTCAAAGCTGTCACCTGCCAGCACGGCGTGAGCCGGAGGCCAGGCCAGCGAAATCCGCGTACCATCATCGACTAGGCCATGTGTCTGCACCCGGGCCACACCGCCCGCATTACCGCCCGTCAGCCAGACCAGCCTGCCATGGGTGAACCAGCCCGGCGCAAACCCGTCCAGACCGGTGGCGGCAAATCCGCTGGCGCTGATCACGCCCGCAACCACACCTTGGGCGCTGAATGCCGGGAGCGTTGTGTCTACCCCGCAGCGCGCATCGCCCAGCTCCGCATCGCAGGTTTTGGCGAACACGCGGCCAATGCGCCTGTTAAGCCGGGCGGAAAGACCCGCCAGCTCCACCTCGAACGCCGCTCCCGCGCGGCGTATTTCGCCGATCTCGCCTGTAAAGACGCGCACGCGGGTGTCCGGATCGCTCCAGTCAGTCCGCCACACTTCCACCCGGGCCGCGTCATAAAGCCCATTGGCGATATCGGCGGCGCTGACCCGCTGCGAACTGACAATACCGAACGCCGCGCCGCGTGCGGGACTGCCCGTCTCGCTGCGGATGGGAGCCGGGGCCAGCCCGCTCGCCGGTTCGCAGGAAACACCTTCCAGCAGCAACGCGCCATCATGGTCGGTAAAGCCGAGGCGCTCGCCGTCTGCGCGCGTGATCAGCCAGCACCAGGCCAATGTCGTCACGCCGCTATCCAGCGCGGCCTGCATGGCAGGGGGAAGGGAGAGCATGGGGAATATCCATTGCTTGATTTGCCAACCCTCTCAGCTGTCGTCACCCGCTTTATGCGGGTGACCCAGGCCGGAGAAGTTCCGCTTGTACGGTCGTTGCAGGAATGGGTCCCCCGGACCTCGCTTACGCTCAGCCGGAGGATGACAGGGGAGAGATCACCCCAGCCTCACCTCCACCAGCGGCACGCTGACAATCGCGCCGGCACGGAACGCATCGAGCGTGATTTCCAGAGAGTCGGTGTCGAAGCGGACTGGCACATCAAACTGAAAGCCGGCGGTGACGGCCGCGCCGTCGGCGGCAGGCTCATCGAGAACAATATCGCCGCCATCAAGCGTGAAACCGGCCGCCTCTCCATCCATCGCAACAAGCACGCTGGCCGCTACCGGCAGGGCAATCGGGCGCAGATAAGCGCCCTCTCCCTCGCCATAGCGCTTGACCAGCGCAAAGCGGGTGCGCGTCCCGTCGCCAAGGCCCAGGAGCTGGTCGCCCGCATTCACCTGTCCGGATGGCAGGCACGAGGCATGATCGGCAGGATCGCGGAAGCGGAAGGCGTGAAGCCGGCCCCGGCGCGCCTCGAAGAAGGCTGTCAGAAGCGCAAAATCATCCAGTGACCGCACACCCGGCCCGGCATCCCAGCGGCGGCGTGAATGGGCCCAAGGGGTGTTGCGCTCCTCTGCGCCGCTTGCGAGCTCGACAATCTCGGTGAAGCGTTCAGGCCCGCCGCGCGCGCCGAGGCCAACGCTGAGCGGAAACAGGACATCGTGAAACGCGCTCATAGCCGTTCGCTCCCTGCCCGCACCGCCCGCGCCAGACTGGCCGCGATCTGACTTTCACTGCGCCGCACGGCGCTGGCCGCGTCGCCGCTGGCGTGGATGGCGATATTGATAACGGGCACTCTGCCGCCGGGAATAACCGCGCCATTGGCCATGGGCGTGAACATTTCAGGGCCCCGCTCTCCCACCAGATAGCTCTGCCCGGCCAGCACCGGACCGCCCTCTGCGCGCTGGCCGGTAATGCCTGCAATCTGCTGGCCCAGCATCTGGCCCAGCGGGTTGATGATGAGACGGTCAAGCGCGATGCGCGCCAGCGATTGCAGCACCTCCTCCACCATGGAGTGAATGGAGAGGGAACCCGAACGCGCCGCGCGCTCCATGGCACGGGCAATATCGTCGCCGGTGCGTTCAAACGCCCGGGAGACGGACATGGCGGCCTCTTCGGCCTCGCGTGCGGCACTGGAAAGCGCGGCGGCATCCAGGCGGTCATTATCCTGCATGGTCGATGCCTTTCATGGTCGAAATTCTGTCGGGAAAGCGCGCGGCCAGCGCGCGCAAGGCCGCCGGATCCGGCAGGTCTGAAACTGGCGCGGCGGGATACGCCAGCGCGCGCCATTCACTCAAAGACAGCGCCCAGAACTGGCCGGGCGTCAGGCCGAGATGCCGGACAGCAAAGGCAAACCACTCCGCCCAGCGGCCACTCATTGCGCCGCAGCCTCGAACGCTTGCGCAATGGCTTTTGCGGCGTTGGCAGGCGTGATGGCGAGCTGGCGCGCATCCACCGTGTTTCCACCCGCACGCAGAAGGATCGAGAGCAGTGCCAGCATGCCATTGGCATCAAGACCGGCGAGCTTCGGACCAATCTCGGTCATATCGCCTGCGCCGGTCAGCGTTTCGATTTCAGCAAGCGCGCCCAGTGTCAGGCAGAGCACATGGTGCTCCCCCCTCACCTCCAGAATCACTTCGCCGCGTTGCCGGTTGACCATGGCTAAAGCGCCTCGAAGCTGAGCGCGCCGGCAGACGTCAGCGAGATGGAGAAGGTCGCCTCGCCATCATGGCGTCCGGCATATTCCAGCGCGCTGATCGCGAACGCGCCCTCGATGATCCCGAACTCCGGGATGACAAGCTGGAAATTGGGCGTGGAACCGGCAAAGAAGGCCTGCCTTATGGCGCTATCTCCCTCGCCGGAGAGGAAAATGCCCGTGCCCGTGACGGCGGCGGTCTTCACGCCGGCGCCGGCGATCAGCTCGCGCCACTGGCCGGGGCTATCGGCGTGGGTGGCGTCAATCGTGCGCGCATTCAGGCTGAGCGCTTTGGCGCGCAGACCCGCCACACTGGAAAAGCTCTCCTCGCTCGCGCCATTGCCGAGCTTGATGAGCATGTCGCGTCCTGCCTGGGCGCTCATGGGCTTTACTCCTCTTGGGATCTTTGGTTTCGGGCATGAAAAAAGCCGCCCCGGGGGCGGCTTTGATGGAGCGGGATATCTGCGCTGCTAGCGCTTTGCGGGGAGCAACTCGCCAGCGCGTCCGGGCTTTACCCAGCGGCGCACATGGCGCTCGACCTCGATGTACAACTCGTCATAGTCTAAGGCCTTCCGGGCATCATACACGTATTGCTGCAGATCGATCCAGTCAGCCACTATCGCGTCGCCCCACCAATCTTTGATTATTTCCTCATGTAGCGCACCTCGCTTCACTCCAATGCAGGCTACTTCATAATAGTTCAGAGTCTTTTTGATAACATTATCAAAATTTAGAACAGAGTTTTCGATACTAACTTCAATTTGCATTTCTTTATAACTTATCGGAATTTTGTGAGATTCCACGTAGTGGCGTACCTTTCTTAATTCTTCAAACATTTGAATGATTACGGCTTCAGTCGCCATCGAACGTATGAAAGAGATGCTCTCAAATTTTACCGAATTATTTCTTTCAGAAATATTTGTTAAAACCGCATAAACACCTAGAGAAACAGCCGCAAAAGCAGAGACCATAGTTCCTATGGCAGTAAATAGACTAACGTAATTATCAAAAGACATATTGTGCCCCCATGTACTGCAACAGTCGCATAGCAAGACAAGTCACGCAATCGTTTCATGTGCCCAACAGCGCCCTGACCCGCACCAGCCCGTGGACAGAGCGGGTGTCGGCTCCCTCGAAATGGTCCGTGTAGACGATCTGGCACAGGACGAGGCGGTAGCCGCCATCGAGACTGAAGGCCGCATTGTGCAGGGCGGCCGATACCGCTCCGGTGATCGCTTTGAGCTCGCCAAAGGCCTGACGGCGCGTCCACACATGCACGGTCAGGCGGTGCTCACTCAACGACGTGTCATCGCCATCAAGCGGACGGCTTTCATGACGGCCGAGAGATAGATACGGATAAGGCGCGCCCGCCGGTGCGCGGTCATAGAGCCGGGGCGGGTCACCCGTGAGCGCCTGCACCCCGGAATCGGCGGCCAGATGGGCGAGAAGCCCAGCCTGGAGGGCCATGTCCGCGCTCATAGCCGCACCTGCCGGAACGGCCGTAAAAGGCTATCGACGGTTTCGGGCAGTCTGGCAGGGCCGCGTCCCGCCGCGAGCGCGGGTTCGCTGGCCGCATAGCCCTCTGCCACCAGACGCAAGATCGCTTCGATCAGGGCAGGCGGGACATCGGCGGCCGTCTCGCCATAGCCTGCGGAAAAATCGATCTCGATCCCCGCCGCCAGCCGGCCGGGCCTCGGAAACGCAAACGGTGCCCGCGCGATCAGGCGTCCGGGGTCTGCGGATGTGTCAACGCGATACTCCGCCTCATCCCAGAGCGTCTCCTCGCCTGCCCGGTCAAAGGTGCGCACGGCCTCCACGCTGACGGCAGGGGCAACCGCCAGCGCGAAGGCCGAGCCACAGCCCGACAGCCGGCGCGGGTGCCAGCTATCGAGTGTTTCGCGGAACGTGCGGGTCAGCAGCGCCCGGCCCGTCTCGGCCTCCACGCGCGCGGTGGCCGTAGTGATGAGCGCCGTGATGGCCGTGTCTTCACTGGCATGGCCCACACGCAGCCAGGCTTTGGCCTCAGACAGGCTTAACAGCGCTGCGGGCGCGGGCCCGAGCGTTTGAAGTCCCATGGGATGTGTTCCTTGGAATGTTGAGAGGGGTGCTATCGAGAATTCTGCAGATAGGCTGCCAAACTCTCCGCCGGGGTCCCGGCCCCCGAGCCGGGATCCACGCGAAACCACGAGGCTTGGAAATATGGACCCCGGGTCAAGCCCGGGGCCCCGGTTGAAAGGCAATCGCCAACAGCAATCAGGCCGCTTTGCGGCCTGCAAGCGCGACTGCGCACCCGCGACTTTTCGCGGAATATCGCAGCCCGGATGGACTGCGGAACCAGAAAGCCGGCCTACTAACTCTCCCCAAACTTCATGAGCTTGATGGCGTTGAAGTCTTGCACGCCGCCGCCCACACGCTTGGTGGTGTAGAAAAGCACATAGGGTTTCGCCGAATAGGGATCGCGCAGGACCTCGATACCCTGGCGGTCAACCACCAGATAGCCGCGCTGGAAATCGCCAAAGGCAATCGCAAACGCATCGGCGCCGATATCGGGCATGTCTTCGGCCTCGGTCAGCGGATAGCCCATCAGGCTTGCCTCCTGACCGGCATTTTGCGCCGGTTGCCAGATATAATTGCCGTCCGTGTCCTTCAGCTTGCGGATACGCGACACGCTCTGCCGGTTCATCACAAAGCGCGCATTGGCGCGGTAGCCGGTCGCGGGCGCATAGATAAGGTCGATCAGCGCATCGACCGGATCAGAACCAAAATCACCCGCAGCGCCGGTGGCGACATAGCCGATCTCGCCCCAGCCTTGCGTGCCTTCCGGCTCCTTGGTGTAGGACAGGAAACCTTTCGGCTGGTTGGTGCCCGACCCCGAAACGAAGGCCTTGCCCTCTTCGGCGGCGAAGACATCGCGCACTTCCTCGGCAAGCCACTGGTCCACATCGGCCAGCGCATCGTCCAGGATCACCGGCGTTGCGGCCGGCATGGCGTAGAGCTCGGCGGTGGGGAACTCCACCAGCGTGATGTCGGGCGTGCCTGTCTCCGTGCGTGCGCCGGTCTCGGCAGACCAGCCGGCCACAGCGCCGCCCAGGCTGACGGGCTTCCTGAACGTATGGCTGGTCGTCTGGCGCACAGATGAAATCGCCCGGATCGGCGAGACGCCCGCCAGAAGGCGGTTGATCATCGCTTCGGTTTCCGGCGGAGCGACATAGCCGCCATCGCCCGGACTGCCCGCAGACAGGGCCTTGGCCTCAATCAGGGCGGCTGCATCGCCGCGCCGCAGATAGGCCTGCCAGCCGGGACGGGCTCCACCCTTGCGCTCCTGGCCGATGGCGGGCCGCGTGGCGTCAACGGCCATGCGGTCCAGCGCCGCTTTCTGACGGGTCAGCGCCGCGTCGATGCGCGCCACCTTCTCCTCCAGCAGCACATCGGCGCTCTTGCGCTTCTCGATGTCGGACAGGCGCTGGTCATTGGCGCTCTTGAAGCGCTCGAACGCGGAGAGGAAATCGTGCAGCGCCGCGCGGGTTTGCGTGTTCGGCGCACTCATCTTGGTTTCACGGGACATGAGGGTTCCTTCGTGTCGGTCAGGGATGGGAGACGGGGGAGGTCAGGCCAGAACGCTGTCGAGAAAGGCTTCGACGGGCTGGGCGGCAGGCGCGGCCGGCGGCACGATGTCGAGGCGCGCGCCCTCGGCCATCGGGAAGGTGACGATGGAGATTTCCCACAGATCCACCTGCGTCAGGATGCGGCCCTTGCCGCCCGGACGAGCCGTCTCAGACAACGCCCGGAAGCCGATGGACAGGCCGTCCACCGCGCCTTCGCGGATCAGGGCTGCCGTCGCCGCGCTGCGGGTAGTGGTGCCGGTCAGATGGCCGCGCACATACAGCCCGCGCTCATCTTCATAAATCTCGTCCCACACGCCGACGGGTTCTTCCGCGTCGTGCTGGAAAAGCATGCGGATACCGGCTGCGCCGCGCGTGGCTAGGCTGCCTGCAAACGCGCCGCGCCGGATGATGTCACCGGAATAATCCTCGGTATCGAACACGCTGGCATAGCCGGCGATCTCGAGCCTTGCGCCCGAGCCGTCATCTGCTGTCATCTGACAGCCTCCTTCTTGTTGGGGTCTCTTGAAAAGATGAAACCCCGGACGCGAAGCGATCCGGGGGTGAAAAGTGTGGGTCCCGGCTCAGGGACCGGGACCCCGGATTCTAGCGCCGAGCCTCTCAACCGGGTTCCCGGGCTTGACCCGGGATCCATTTTTCCAGCCGTCGTGATTTCCCATGGGTCCCCGCTCGCGGTCGGGGATTGCCCGCAGCGACGCGCGGATGCGCGGGAACGACGAGGGGAGGTGGATTTACTCCCCCGCCAGACGGCTTTCGATGCGCTCCAGCGCCAGGCGGGTATAGGCGGAGTTCTCCTCCAGCCGGGCGATGCGTTCATAGACCGGGGCGGTCGCCTCGACGCGCAATTCCAGATGGCGGATGCGTTCCGAGGTGGCGCCGGCCCAGATCAGCCCGCCTGCGGTTTGCAAAGCGAGCGTGACCAGCACACCCAGCGTGATCTGCCGGTCTACGCGCCAGTGTGACGGGCGTTCAGTCATATTCGTCTCCATCATCGGGTTTGGAGTTCAGCCCCAGCAGGGCACGTTTTTCAGTGTCGATGAGGAAATCGGCAGCGCCGATGCGCTGCCAACGGGCCAGACGTTCTTCGGACAGGGCGGGCAGCGCATCCTCGTCGGGCGCAATCGCAAATCCCCCGGCCAGCCAGGGCTCCAGCCAGCCGGCCAGCGCGTCTGCCGTCTTGCGCGCCAGCGGCAATATCGTCTGGCGGTAGAAGGCCAGATTCGCCTCGCGGTAGTTGGCGTAGGTATTGTCACCGGGCAGACCGAGCATCATGGGCGGCACACCAAAGGCGAGCGCAATCTCGCGCGCGGCCTCGCGCCGTGCGGCGATGAAATCCATCTCGGCGGGTGAATGGCCCATCGGCTTCCAGTCGAGCCCGCCTTCCAGCAGCAGAGGCCGCCCGGCATTGGCGGGACCGGAATGCAGGGTCTCCAGCTCGTCTTTCAGGCGGTGGTATTGCTGGTCTGTCAGGCGCGCTTCAGAGCCGTCTTTCGATGTCACCACCAGAGCGCCGGAGGGCCGGGCCGCATTGTCCAGCAGGGCCTTGGCCCATGCCCCGCCCGCATTATGGATATCGACCGCGCGCGCGGCCGCTTCCAGCGGCGGCAGGCCGTAATGATCATCCGACGGGTGAAAGAGTTTCAGGTGCAGGACCGGGCTTTTGCCGCTCGCCCGGTCACGCTCGATCACGCGCCGGTCGGCACCATTGCGGTATTCCCAACCGTCCGCCCAGCCTTTCGGCCCCGGCATCACGCGCACCCGGTCCGGGCGCAGCACAAACAGGCCCGACGGCCCGTCAAAGCCTTCGGCGATCTCCAGATAGGCATTGCCGGCCACTTGCAGATGGCCATGAAACGTTTCCAGCAATTCAACGCCGGTCTGGTCGGGATTGGGCCGAGCCAGCAAGGCGCGAACCCGGTCAGCGCCCGATCCGCGTCCTTCAACGCGCAGCGGCACGGCGCCAACAGCCTCCGCAATCAGGCGGATACAGCGATGGGCCACCGCGTTCTGGCCAAACCCTTCGCGCGCCAGGGCCGCATAGTCGCGCGGGCTCCACGCCGCGCGCGGAGACAGTGACAGCGCCACCAGCCTGCCCGCGCTCTTGCGCTGCAGTCC